TACGCATTGTGTATCCATCATTTGTTGAATCAACAAATTCAAATCCTGCGTTATGTATTCTTTTTGCAACTTCTTCAGGTAATAATCTTTTTCCTGCAATTCTCTTTTTATATGATTCACTTATTTTTATTGATGATGAAGCAAGTGTTGGGCAATTTTCTTTTGTTTTCCCTTTATTCCAGCTTTTCAAATCACCGCTTTTGAATTTTCTTTTCTTTGTTTCAGACATCTTTAAAAGAGCACTAGAATTTGATTTGTCAAGTCCTGTTTGCCATGACACTAATCTTCCTGATTCGTAGCCTTCCTTCATTGTTTTCGATTTTTTTTCTGCTGAAATTGCAAGTCGTTTATCTGTTTCAGAAGTAAGTCCCTTGTTCCAAGAAGAGTGCTTACCTGATTCAAACGACTCTTTACGAGTGATTTTCATTTTTTCAATTATTGTTTTGTCACTAAACACAGAATAAATTCTAGCGTTGTGACCACGATTGACGTTTGGGAATCCATAGCGCCATCCTTTCCAAAGAAGCGGCGTAGAACATCCACATGCGCAAACGGGTTGAATGCCTCCAAGAATAAACTCAACGTATTCTTCTTTATCAGTTTTGTTGTGTGTGTCATGAAGATGTTTCACAAATTTCTTTTCGAGTCTACACTTAAACTCACACCTTCTACAGCTATATTCAAATGCCATGAATAATACTATTCAGTGTGCACGATTGTAAAGGTCTTTGTAACACAAAAAAGCCGCAGTCTTAAAGACTGCGGCTTTGATGCTAATCACTAAATAATGACTAGTACTGAAGGCAACAGTTATCAAACTGAAGCGTTAGAGCAACTTCTGTTGCATCTTCAGAGCTGTAATCAAGATCACCGAATGCAGCGGATGTGATTTGTGCACCCTTTATATCCCAAAGCTCTACTACTGTTCCGATTGGATCAAGAAGCTTTAGCTGCAGGTCTCTCTTATAGAAATCTGCGTAACCTGCTCTGCCGGAAACTGATTCGTAATGAGTACGTACCCATTCCATGACCTGTTGTGCGCCGGATGGAGCAATTGGATCGTAAAGAGTTACTGAGATTGTACCGAACTTTGCCTTACCTGCAATGTAGCGAACGGTGTTAATCCAGTGAATTTCTGTTACGCCAACGTCAATCTGCGGTCGAGCAGTTGATTTGACAAGGAAAGCGTCTACTCCCTCTATGCTTAAGACCCAACGAAATTTCCGCTTTGGTTCGAAGCGATTCGGAAGCATGTCCGTTACTGAAAGTGTCTCTGCCATTTTGACTCCTGACCAGTTGAATTTTTTGGTCTCAATATTACTTATTGAGTAGTTCAAAGTTTAATTTTACTTTTTTTGATTACATACACACCAAATGTAAATACACTAATACATAATAACGGTGGGTTATGACAAAAAGAAAGTTCAAATGTTCATTATGTGACTTCGAACACGGTAAGTCGAAAGGATTTCAATTACATCTATTGAGTCATGGATACGAAACTATCAAAGAAGCATATGTAGCAACTTTTTTGAATGGCGTTCACCCAGTATGCGCTTGTAATCTTTGTGGTAAAGAAACAGTCTTTGCTGGTTGGAGGAGTGGCTTCACAAAATTTATAAACGGACACAATGCGAACCTGAAATCTTCGTATAGTGAAGCAGAAGCAAACTTGATTTCTGAAAAACGTAAAGATGCGCTTCGTGGTAGAGTCGGATGGTCAGCAGGTTTGTCAAAAGAAAACGATGAAAGACTTGCAAGTGCTGCAAAAACAAGAAGTGTAACAGTCAAATCTCAATTCGACAATGGCAGAGTTCAATGGTCAAAAGGTCTTACAAAAAGAACAGATGAAAGATTAGCAGAATTTTCCAACGATATACGTGCAAAATTCAAATCTGGTGAGCGCGTTGCATGGTCAGTAGGTTTAACAAAAGAGACTTCATCAAGTCTTAGAAAAATGTCTGAATCATTAAAAGTCGTGTTTAATGAACCAAAACGTCGTAATCGTCTTGATGGACTAAAACGATTAAATAGCGTCGAAATATTGAGAAGAATAAACGAACACGCAACAAATTTCGAAATGATAACTGATGTCAACGAATACAGGGGACAAAACGAAGAAAACCTCAGCTTTCTTTGTAAGAGATGTAATCGCGAAGAGATGTATTCGCTTGTCTCAATCTGCGCAAACAGTTGCAGATTTTGCGATCCTGCAGGCTCTTTACCACAGATTGAAATTAGCAAGTATATAAACTCACTTGGATTTGAAACAGACATTTGCAATAGAGAGATTATCTCACCTTATGAAATAGATATCGACGTTATTGGGAAAAGCTTCTGTATTGAATTTAACGGACTGTATTTTCATAGTGAATTGTTCAAGCATCCAGACTATCATGCAATGAAGACTAGACTATGTGAAGAGAATGGAAAACGTCTGTTTCATGTATTCAGTGACGAATGGGAACAGAAAAAAGACATCGTGAAGTCTATGATAGCGCATAAATTGGGAGTAATGACGAATAAAACTGGCGCAAGAGAATGCTCTATTGTAACGTTGAGTAGTAAAGACAAAAGAGCTTTCTTTGATGAAAATCATATTGACGGTGACGTGAACTCAAAAATAGCGTTTGGGTTGGTTGATTCAGATGGGATACTACTTGCAGCTATTTCTCTTAGGAAACCTTTTCACAAGAAGCATGTTGGAAGACTTGAAGTTGGCAGGTTTTGCACAAGAAGATTCCATTCTGTGCAGGGTGGTCTATCAAGACTCACGAAACAAGCGTCAATATATGCAAAAAAGAACGGATTCTCAAGCATTATGACATATGTTGATTCCAGACACGGAACTACCAAAAATTATCTTGCTGCTGGCTATTACATCGAAGGAATAACTTCAAATAGGTTCTGGTGGACAGACACAAGAATCAGAATTGACCGATTTAAGGTCAAAGCTGACAAGAAAAACAAAATGAGTGAGCGTGAAGTAGCAAACCAGCTTGGAGTTACCAAGATCTGGGGTTGCCCAAACTTCACGCTCACTATTTCAATCTAGACGATTAGTTCGTTAGATTTGTGCGCCTGCATTCGATACAACGAAGTCTAGTGATACGAACTCGATAGACTTGGTGGGCTGGATGAAGATCTTGCCGCGGATCGTGTTGTTGTCCACGTCTGCTTGTGTGGTTGTTGTGGTATCAATTTTCACCTTGTAGCGATCAACACCCTGTTGTGACTGAATCTGCTTCAGGATTGGATCAACAAGTGCAGCAAATCTCTTTAGTGTTGATTCACGATTTGGCTCGAACAGGATGGTGTTAGCAACTGTGCGGACTCTACGTCTAAGTTCAATCAGCAATCTTCTAACATTTACTCTGTCAAGTGCAGAATCTCTTGCAAGGAGTGTTTTCTGACCAAAGACTATTGGAGCATTTGACCCTTGCACTGTTGTGATTGGGTTGATGTTCACTTCGTAAAGTGTGTCTAGATTTGTTCTGTTCAGTTTGACCTGAGTTTCTATAACATCTTCAAGTGCGCCTCTGCTGAAACCTGCAGGAGCAAACCATGGGTATGCAAGCTTGTCATTGAGCGAGAATGCACCAAGAACTGCTACTGATGGAGGAACAACCATGTTTGTCTTAGTTGTTGGGTCTGTAATAACTACGTCTGGGAAGTATGCTGCTGCAAACGATGAATCAAGACCTCTATCTGATAGTTTTGTTGATGTAAGTGCAACTGAGACTTGATCACTAGAGCCAGTTATTACAATAGAAGAATCATTTACACTCTCAATGTCAATCAAGTAAAGTGCATCAAATCTATTCTCTACTGAATCAATTGCGTAGTCAACAACTGTTGCTGTTCTGATACCAGGAATAGCAAGAAGCTGAATGTCTACGTCTGCCTTTTCACCAAGGATATCTATTGCTTTTCTATATGCAGCACTTGTTGGGCCGAGAGGTCCAAATTGTGTTGTTGTATAGTCAGACTCTCTCTTAGCAGCGTTATTTGTAAGATCAGCCAAGTCATCGTTGAATAAGTTGACCCCGTCGAATCCACCTTGTAAGAAGAATGTAAACTTCGAGAATCTACGAGTTGTTGAGTCTGAAAGATCTGCAGGCTTCAGATATCTTTTTGATGCATCTGCGGTTGTTGCGGGGTTTCTAGTGTATGATGCAGATGTCCATAGCTTAGAATCAGGTAGATCAAGAGATGTGGTGTAAACCTGAATCTGTTCAAGTGAGAACTTGTTGTAGTTGAATGCGTCTGCAGTTGTTGAATCACCGAGCCATGGATTTTCCCATGTAGTATGATACTTGGGAAAGTATTTTGTAAGTGATGTTACTGAGTAATTCTGATATTCATTTTTGTTAGGTTCTGCAATAGAATCGTTTACCTCAAACTGAACACCCCAATGAGCGTTTGTTACTGTGCGGATTGAGTTACCTGTTCCTGTAGTTATTTTTCTCTTCAATGGAACTGGGGGTTGTTTTGGACTGGCAAGACCAGCGTTTGGACTTCCAGCAACCGTAAGATTTCCTGCAGTGTTTAGATACCAACTGCCCTTGAATCCCATTGGGAGTGAATCTGCAGGTACTTCCTGATTCTGAACATTATCGTCCATTGCTACTCTAATGTAGTTAGACACATTAGGATATAGCCCATCAACAACTAACTTCTGTGAACCGACCTCTCTATCAAAATCGTAGTATGTGTTAATATCACCGATCATTTTAGCAATGTATCTTTGTGCATTCGGGTTTAGTGAAAGACCGATGAAGTTTTCAAGAATTATTTGATTGTTATCAGTGTCTTTGAAGTCTCTGACATAGAGATCAAAAGTGCCGTATAATGAAGTTGGGTCTGTAGATGGTGTAAGATTTCTAATAGAGATCTTAACCTTCGTGTTTGCATATTCACCATCATCAAGCGCGTATATCTTGAAGAGGTCTTGCTCAGTTCCACCAAACTTCTGTGACATTACGTAAGGTGAAAATGCTGTTTGGAATCTATCTTCAAAACTTTCAAAGTTTGGAATTGTTGTAGAGCCAAAGTTTCGTGCAAGTGAAGATGTAAGAACGAACGCAATGTCTTGGTATGATGAATTACCTGCGGCCCATGAACCAGTGCTTGTAAGACTAGAGCCAGTTGGCACTGCATAAGCGTCATATACATCATACGAAGCATAAAGACAGTGACCTGCAGCTTCTATCAAACTCATGTCAGTATTGAAAACTGATGCAAAGTAGCTTGTTGAAGAAGGGTTGAAGCTTGCTGTGATTGTGTTGCTATATGAATCTGATGTTTTGTGACCAGACAAGAATAGAACGAAATCTTGCTTTGAGTTGTTAAGATCAATAGTTCCGGTTGGATACCCTATGATTGATGCTGCTGCAGTTGATGCTGACAGTACGTTGAACGATGATGCTGCTGATGACGATAATGATGCAATAACACCACTGGGCATCATCAAAACACCACGAACTATCGGAACTGCTGTTATGTTTGATTGTAGACCGGCTTCTGAAAGGAAGGTTGAACCTGCCGATTCAGACATGAAACATCCAAGAAATGCTGTGCGTCCAAGTGTTAAAACAGTGGAAGCAACAGTGTATGTGTTGCTTCCAAGATCACCGTTTGCTTGCACTGTTTGATTTCCGACCACGAAGCCAGAATTTGCAACCTTGCCTGTGCCATCACCTGTTGTTGTTCTTGTTTTGCCGTCGCCAGCTCCAAGAACCCTTAGATAGACACCTGCCTGTGAATTCTTCAGCCATTCGTACATTGCAACTGGGCCGAATTTCTCGCCGTCGCTTGGACCGAATTTGCTTGAAAACTGTTGATAATTAGCAATAAGAACAGGTACGAATGCAGGTCCTCTATTAGCAGTGCCAATTACACCTGCAGGTGTTCCAATTGCAACGGTTGGTGAAGCGCCTGAAAGATCAATTTCTCTCAGACTAACCCCGGCACTCTTAAAAGTAAGTTCAGCCATCTAAAAACTCCTGTACTTCATAAAGTATATATTATTCAAACTGCACGCCCGAAGGAGTGATTACAAAGTCTATTGCAATAAATTCGACTGTGCGTGTTGGTACTACAATAATTCTTCCATTCACTCTATTCACTGCTACATCAGCATCAGTGTTGTTTGTACCGTCCATTACTACTCTAAACTTTTCAATACCTGCTTGAGCCTGGATCAGTGCAAGTTGTGGGATCGCTGATGAAACAAATTTTGCACGTGTTGCGGGTGTATTCTGTTCGAACAGCATCTTGTTTGCAATTCCAGAAATAACACGTTTCACTTCAATCATTAATCGACGGACGTTGACTCTATCAAGCGCAGATTTTGCAAGTTGTAGGTTCTTCTGCCCGAATATTACATAACCACCTTGTGGGAATACTGCAATCGGATTAATTTTTGCATCATACAGAGTGTCTCTGTCACCAGAGTTGAGTCGTACATGCACATTTCTTACAAAATCAAGTGCTCCTCTATTGAAGCCTGCAGGGGCAAACCAGGGATATGCTACTTTGTCATTGAATGCCATTGCGCCAAGAACTGCAACAGATGGTGCGACTCTTACACGTCTTACATTGACACTATCGTCGATGAAAACATCTGGGAAGTAAGCTGCAACATAGTTGTTATCAAGATTGAGTGAAGTCAATGTTTCTGCAGTGTATCTAACATTCGGGCGAGCAGTAGAATTATCCCAAATACGATATTCGCTATCATCATAATGAGGAATGTCTCTTACATAGAGTGCAAGTGAAAAGTCTCTTATTGCTTCAGAAGCATAATCAGCAATTAATGTTTCTCTGATACCCGGGATAGCAAGAACATTGACATTTGAAGAGAATTCATTTGTCATGATATCAACTGCTGATCTGTAAGATGCCACAATGTTGTTGTCTACACCTGTTCCTGCAGCATTTGCCACTAACCCAGTTTCAATTGCTCCAAGAGCCTTTCCGTCACCATTTGCTGCGCTTGATGTTTCAGTTGATGATGATCTATCGTTCATTTTGCGATTGTCACTATCAAGAATGTTCAGACCATCAAACCCACCGAAGAAGATATTTGTAAACTTCGCATATGGTGTGAATCTGTTGAACACAATAGAAGACGATTGTACAAGTGTTGCTAGTGTAACTCTACTTGAAGGGCCGTATGTGATATTATATGTTGCTGCGTTTGGAAGACCATTTCTTACATATGCAGCCTCTTTCATATGAGCTTCTGCTGTACCAGTAACATCGCTAATTGCAGTATTAGCTAAAGCAACTCTTGCAAGTGTGAATTTATTTGCATTGAATACATCTGCTGCAGAACCAGTTACAAGTGTATCCTGAAGTGAGATACCTTGAAATTTTGTGTATGCAGTGACTAATGGATTCGCTAGTGCTCCAAGATTTGCATTAAGAATTGCGTTAGTCATTGATGATGTTAGAGGAACTGATGTCCCCATAACACCCCAGAATAGACGTGAGTCTGATCTTTCATTTGCTCCAGGTGACCCAATATTATCAGCAGATGAAGTAGAAACTTCACCACGAGTGACCTTGAATCTAAAGGGTAATGGAGGAATTAGAGAACCAGTAAGACCTCCTGAGCCATCAGTTAATTGTTCTGCAGAGCCGCTTCCTGTAAGGCGATATCCTGAAGAAAATGTTTTATTATCAAATGTAAGATTACCGGTTCCATCAAAGAGAGAATCAGATGTTTTTAGAACTGGGATTCCTCTAAATCCAAATGGAAGAGCTCCAGCAGGAACCTCACCGGCTTCAAGTAGAGAGTTCATTACAATTCTAACACGAGTGCTTTTATTAGGGTACTTCCCAGAGATTATTAGACGACGTTCTGATTTTTCATCAGTGTCAAAGTTGTAATAAACTTTTTTGTCTCCGATTGCCTTTGCAATATAATTTTCAGAGTTAGGGTTTAGTGAAACCTTGGCATATCGTTCAAGTACTTCTGGTGTCAAGTCGTCATCATAGAATGATCTAACAAGAACATCGAAGGATCCGTAAGGACTTGCTTTGTCTGTAGATGCGATGATATTCGCAATAGAGACTTTTACCTTATCATTTGCCCATGTACCATCACTGATATTTTCAAAGTGAAAAAGATCATATTCAAATTTGCCGAATGGCTGTGAGATGAAAGATGTTGTGCGAGGAGTTGTAAACCTTGTATCAAATCTTCCGAATTTTCCACCGTAAGTACCTGAACCAGAAAGAATAGCAATGTTATTATGATCAGGATTTGAAGATACTGGTGCTACCTCCATGTCAACAGGAAAGTCTAAATATAGAAGGTGTTTTTCTGTAGCAAAAAGATCTGGGTCAGTGTTCAGAATCTTTCCAACGTAAGCTTCATCACGTGGGTCAAGTGATGCAGTAAGGATTCGAATACCAGCGTAACCTTCACTTGTATATTTACTTACGAACGTAGAGCTTGATGAAGAAATTACAAGCTTAAATTTACGGTCTGTAGAACCAGTGGCATAAGAATCAGCTCCAGAGCTCCATAATTCACCGGTGCCATTTAGTATTTGTATTTTTGAGTCTTTTGCAGAGAAGATAACAGCTCTTACTAGGTTCACTGAGTCAATTGCTTGACCAGAAAGGCCATAGCTTGGATTGTCAGTGAAAAGTGGTAATCCTGCTTCTTGTGAAACAAGTGATGAAGAGATGTAGTGCTCTGCGCACAAGAATTGTACTGGGCTGGAGCCCCACTGCAAAGCTCCTGCGGTTACTGCTTCTTCAGTAATTTTGAAGCCAGCATTTTTTACTGTTCCAGCAGAAAGTGTTGTAGCAATATCGTTTAATGTTGAGTTAGCGCCGGCGCCAAGCACCCTTGTAAATGTAAGCGCTGACTTGTGTTTTAACCATTCTTTTACTGCATAAGGCCCTTGACGCTCAGGGTCAAGTGTTCCGAATTTTGTTTCAAAATCTACAAATGTTCCGACTGTAGTTGGAACAAATGCAGGTCCTTTTATAGAAGTACCAATAACGCCGCCCGGTGTGCCCTGAGGACCTACCGCGCCAGCAACAAGCTCTATTTCCTGCTCAAAAAAGCCGGGGGAGCGAAAAGTCTGTTCAGCCATTTACAGTCTCCTGTATAAATATCTAAGAATAACTAGTATCGAACGAAGGAGTCGTTCACTAACTTTATTTAATAGTTTCAAGAACATCGATAGTGAACACCTCTTCTCCCCATGAAGGAACACTGCTTATTACATTCACTCTTATCTTTTCTTGTTTGCCAGTGTACGGATTAACGTCCATTGTTATTGTTTTTGTTCTAGATCTTAATTTTGATGTTTTTCCAATTGTAATTGAAGAATTTCTAGAACCAGGACCAGACATCGAGACGCTTGAAGAATCAGCAGATGTTTTTACACCGTCTCTCAGGACACCTGCTTTTGATTCAGCTATAAATCTGGATGAAATTCCGATTTGATCACCCATTACAGGAATATCGTCTGTTTCAATGTCAGAAAGAGTGTAAGCATCACTATATCCGCTTCCAATATTTTGTGCATGCTCTTCAATAGAATCTTCAGTAACACTAGCAAAAGAAATTGATGGTGCTGAAATAAAGCTTCTGACGCCATTCGGTGAGCCAGGAAATTCCGGTAGTATCAGATACCCAGGCACTTCTGCAGTAAGTCCTATTTTTATAATCCGTTCAGAATCAGTAGAATCAGTAAAATTGTTATCTTGACTTACTGTAGGCTCGAAGTATGCCACGAACCAGTAACCTTTTTTAGTGTCAATTCTAATAGTTCTATTTCCTGGCTGGACATAAGAACCAAGAACAGCAGTTATAACGTCATTCGCTTGTTGATTGTATTGGCACCACACAGTAATTTCATATTTTAGTGTGAAATATTTGGGCATTGGGATAACAAATATTTCAAAAATGTTCTTGCCAAGCTTCGGATCTAACAAACGTCCTGAAGAAAGATTAAAGTCAGGTGATGAACCTTTTCCTACAGATTCAAATTCTGAGTGTAACAAGTTCTTTGAGTTTATAAGATTTTGATAAACCGGATCTTCTGGTGAGATACGTTTTCTAATGACCATTTCATTAAATTTGTCACTAACACCGCCCTGTTTCGAAGAATCTTGTTCTACACCAGATCTTGTGATAGAAATGATTGGTAAGATAAGAGCACCGTTTCTGTCTTTTAAAGGTTGACGCTTTGACTCAAACGCAAATCGTTCACCTGTTGCAAAAATAACTGGGATGCGTGTTTGTTCACCAGCTTCTTTTGATTTTTTGTAAAAAAGAGGCAATTTTTCATTGAATAAATCGTAAAAAGCTCTATCAACGTCTTCAATCCCGCAAGATGGAATCGACATTTCTTTAGACGCTTCACCCTCATATCCACTCGTGATTGTATCAGAAATGGTACTCGTTTTATCGTAACGTGTTGCCATAGTTATCCTTTATCACCATAAAACGATGAACCCAGGGTATCAGGAGATACCTTGGATGGGCCACTGATAGGTGCTTCTATAACGCCTTTATCAACAAGAGATCGAACATCATTTGTTTTGCCAAGTTCATTCTTGGTAGCGCCGCGTTGTTGCACAAACGTCTCTTGAACTGCATCTGCGTCTGTGTATTTTTCTTCTGTTGGACCAATTACTTTCTTATCAATAAGACCCTGACGTGCGTATTTACCAACAAGCTTGTAACCAGTGACATGTTCAACTTGACCAAAAATTCTTGATAACATTGTAGCTTCAGAGATTTCGTAATAAGATGGTCCATACGAGAAATAATCACCAGTTTTTACTATGACATCCTTGTCAAGGAGATCTCGATAGTGTATAGAAACAGTGACTGTATTCACAACATCAGTACCGAAATTGCTGGTTTTAGTTGTAAATTCTCCCCATTCAACAAGAGCTTCTAGTTCAACTGGTTGGTCATAGACTTTTTCAGTTGCTTCTCTGTACAATGAGTGCGTGTTAGATAAGTCATCACGTACATGATAATAGAAAATACGCTGACCTGCAACATCTTTGATGAGCTCTTTAGTTAAATCGCTAATAAGATCTAACTCTCTTGATGTTACAAAAAGTCGTGACATTAGTCTTCTATCCTATCGTTATACAGCGACCCATAGGAATAGGAATCGCCCTTAGAACCTTCTGCAGATTGTCTAGTTTAGTAGCATGAGTTTCAAGTAATTTATCATAAGTCATTGTGTCAAGAAGCTCTTTCAACTCAGCTCTTAATTTATCTTTTTCTTCTCTACCACTTGATACCAAGTCGCCGCCGTTTAGTGTAAGTTCTCCACCAGGAATTGGAACTGATGAAAATTTAGATCTTACAAGTCCAAGAAGTTCTTTACTAGCTGAAAGAGCATATTGTCTTGTCCATTGTCTTCCGATTGAATTTATCTTTGCGTAAGTTAAATTTCCGAATGGCACATTTTGAATTCCGTTTACGCCATAAATTGATGGGTCATTAAACGCTGGCGTGTTTGGGTCATTTTCGAATCCCACTCTTAGAAAAAGTGCACGCGGATTTGTAGTTGCGGGCGCAGGGAAGATTCGTATCTTTGTACCAGATATTCTGTATGAATAATTTGACCGTCTCACTTTATTTGAAAGTGCCATTTGTCCGCCGCGAAGTATATCTTCAAACACAGGAAGAACATAAAACACGGTTTCGGGTGTGAATGATTCAAAAGAAAATTCATTATTCAGGTAATTTATTGCAGATGTGGTATCAAAAAATCTATAAGAGGCTTGTGGAGAATAATGAAATACCTCAAAGATGCGCATTTTGCCGAGTGTAGGATTTAGCGATGATGACACAATGGGTACACCACTTGAGTCTTTCATATCAGTGTAGAGGTCGTAATCTTGTACATTCTGAGTTAGAGCAATTGACCCAGACACAGTGTTGAACGCGCCACCAAGACCAGCATATGAGATATAAGGTTCTGACATTCTAAGAGCAAATTCAAGCGTTTGTCTTGGGAATTTATTTTCACCGCCTGTAAGTGAACCAGTTGACAGACCCATTAAATTTGCAAGTTGTGACTTTGCTTGATATTGATTGACTATTGCGCCGTATTCGCAGAATGATTCTTCAAAGCAGGCCCAGATTTGTTTTGAAGTGAGCTCAACTGAAAGTATATCATCACCTAACTTTCTTTTTACAAACGTAACTAATGCGTCTGCTTCAGTTTGAAAAGCTGAATCAGAATCAAAAAATCCGAATGGAGTCGGTGAACTTGTACTAGCAAAGCTTGCCATCTATTTGGCCTCTTTTCTTAAGTATTCACTAATCAAGCTTGAATTTGTTCGATTCAAACTGAAAGCTAAATTCAACCCTTCAATAGACCAGCAAGCTTCTGCCAACGCTCCATTATCAACTGATCATCGTTTCTTATTGAGCTTTCTTTCTTTTCTTTTGATGGAGAGTATGGCGCAGAAATGTTAAACGCACCAGAAGCTAAACCCGCATAGATTTCTTCTTTAGCTTTGCTGCCGCCAATACTTTTATCATCAAGTTGTGGCATATCAGCTCTATCAGGAGCTGCGGAGTTTGATGGTAATCCTTCGAAGTTTGAAGCAACCTTTTTAATAATAGCTGTTTTTACTGTTTCTGCTGGTGAGCCAATTTTGAATTTTGCCCAATCTGCAACTATTTCACTTTTTGCTGCAGCAGCTAACAGTTCATCGTTAAGAAGCGGACCCGGTGCTTTGGAATCAGTTTGTTTTCCAACATTTTGTAATAATAATTCTTCAATTCCTGCGCTTCCAACTCCAAGAATGTTGTATGGAATTTCGTCTGATGCTGATGGTAGAGCAGTATCAGCTGGCTTGTACGCGGCAATTGCAAGTTGGGCTGCAGCAAGTTTTTCACTTGTGCCGCCAGGAAGTTTAATATTTTGAACATCTATATCACCGTCTGGGCCACTGATGCCCCAGACACCTGACCACCTGTGGTGTCCGTCAAGAATTTCATTACCAGAAACAGTAATTGACCCGGGTGCGCCAGATTTGTTGGTTGAAATCATTTTCTCTAAAGCACTGAGACCACCAAGAGGAAATGCGACCGATTTCATAAGATCAATTTCATTTTGTGTTGGAATCAAATTACCAACTTTCATTGATGATGAACTAGAAACATTCACAGCATCATCAGGCTTTAATTTGTCATACATACCGTCAAGAGCGTCTTTCAGACCCTGCTTGTCATCAGTTGAATTAACAAGCTTCCTTACTGCTGCAGGTCCCTCTTTAGACGCTGTTTTGATGTCGTCATCAACATCTTCAAATAATAATGATGAAAGGCTTCTTTTTTGAATTGTCTTTGCTCTACTCATTTCTTCAATCACTAATTTTCTGATATCACTACGATTTATTTTGTTCATTTACTCAACTCTTGAATATGAGTAGTTTGCATGTCAATAAGAAAAACAAAATGAAACAAACTTTTATGTGCGCAAATGTTTTTCAAAATGCGCACATAACAGTTTAAGAACTTATAGCGTAAGTTTATGTGCCGTATGTTAAAGTACCACTATTAGCCATTACACAGAAGTTTATACCATCTGACATCATAGTTGCAAAAAAAGGCGCCTGCCGATGCCTATTAAGAGCCTTGTGTAATAACACCTTTCGTCCACCCAAAGACGTGATAGCTCGTACCATCACCGGTGATCGTCAAGTAATCACCGATAGCTTTGTCGGAACCTAACGTCAGTGTCGCCCCGGCGTTCACCACAACTCGATTGGCGGTGGTGGTGTTGTTGTTGTGGTAATAGGCACCGGTGAACACCGTACCTGCAATAACGTGAGCCTGGGCGCTGCCTGCCCGGAATGTGACGTGGAACCCAGCGGCCGTTGTAACACTTGGA